CTGCTTCTTTAGTGGTGTTGCAGTTTTCGCGGTAACGATCAGCACAAGCGGTCAGGACGAGCGCGAGCATGACACTAGCCAAGTAGTAGCGCGGCTTCATCGGCTGTAATTCCTAGCCTGTCAAGTACGGCTTTTTTTGCTGCGGCTTTATCGGCTGCATTTTCTGCTTTTGTTTTTGCTTCGTCTTGCATGGCTTTATAGGCGGCAAGTTCGTCTGCGTTCATGTCGCGGTCTGTAATTGTTTCGCCGTCAATAATGCGTATTTGTGGTGTAGTCATAATGTTTTATGCCTTTGCGTATCCGTAAAAATCTACGCGCCCTGCTGCAAACGCTGATGATGTTGTCAGAGTAAAATCTGTTGATTGTGTAGTGCTTGAGTTTTTGCCAATAATGCCAACTCTGCCATATGTGCCGGCTGGGTCGGCTGCAAAACCTGCCCAACTTTTAGCCTTAGCCAAGTTTGGGCCGTTCATAAACAAGTTAAATCCTGCACCTGATGTTGCTGACGCTGACGCAAAAACGCCAGAGTTAGCAGAGTTATTGCCCTCTGCAAGAGCTGTAATTGTTCCTGTGCCCCAACTGATTAGACCGACATTGGTGTAGTAACCAGTTGTGATGCCTGAAATAGTAAAAGTTAGGTTTGCGTTTGCCGCGCCTGTTTGCAGATCGCTGGCAATAATTAAATAGTTGTCGTAGGTGCTGTTAAAAATTGATGAATACGTCACTGCGGTACTTGTACCAACAGAGCCGCCGCCAACATAAACAAGCGCGCCTGATGTTGCAGGCCCGACAGTAGCCCATGCGCTACCACTGTAATACTGCACCACGTTTGTCGATTCGAGGTAACACAACTGGCCCTCTGCTAACGCTTTGTTACTGCCACCAAACGCTGCGTCACGCGTAACGGTTGTGGCAAAAACTGGTACGCCTGTGCCGGCACTAATGTTTTGTTGTGCAGCCGTCAGAATGCTATTTGCAACAAAAAGAGGTACAGCGGTTTGCGTATTTGCCATAGTCAGACTTTAGCCTAGCCAAGCGCGTTCGTGGTAGATAGCACACCAAACGTGATGTCATCCAAAATAAACTGATCAAGGATTACCGTTGGCGATGTCCACAAGGTCATGCGATGGCCTGTGTTCATGTCAATGACGTGATCTATGCCCTCTACCGATAGGTCTTGGTTAACGCTTAACGGTGTGCCAGATGCAAACGTCTTAGTTACTGACACGGTTTGACCAATCTCTATAGGCGCTAACGCCGTTTTTTGGGCGTCAGTCAGGCTGGCAAATGTAGTTGACACACTGGTAAAACGTGGGCGCGGTATCGGATAAAGCAAGTAACTGGCAAGTGTGGCCGCTTGCGCGTTAGTCGAGAGCAGGCTGTCTGTGATTGCCTCTGTTTGCGTAAAGTATTGTGCAATTGACGCAGGGTTGCTGGCGTTTTGTAATGTGCCGCCAGACTCAATCGTTATGTCGGCATTGTTTACAACTGATTGTTGGTCAAACTCTACAAACACTGCGTCATACGGTGTGGCTGTGCCGGTGTCATTAAATGTGGCTGTGGCAGCTTCCAGCGTTGTGCCTATGCGCGGTTGGGCGGTCAGCACGTTTTCTCGATCACAGAAAATGCGGCCTTGTTCGGCTTGTTGTATGCGGTTTATGTAGGCATTGACGTTTGTGCCGCTAGCGATCGTGTAAGCCCCTAGCGTGGTCACTGGCGAGGCTGTCAAGGATGTAGCGCCTGTATAGGTTGCAGCGCTTAAAACGGCTGTAATGCGCGCTGATGAGGTTTGGCTAGTAGTGGCCGTTTCAGGTAAAAACCCTTGTGACAGCACATACGTGTTATCTGCGGCTGCGATGCTGTAGGTAGTCATACCAGCCATGTTGTAAGTCTGGTTAAACGTGGTCACTACGCCAGTAAAAAGGTACTCGCCGTTGCGACTTAGCCTGATCGGGCGCAACGGTGCTAGACCGGGCTGATCTGTCAACGTATTGTAATAAACGCTTGATGTGTTTAGCGGGTCATAGTCACGGTTGCCTACTGGCACGCTAATTGACACAGACATTGTGCCCGGCCCAAATACGTCTAACGGTTTATGACGGCCTCGACTAATAGTAATTAACTGTGCCACGTCTGTAATGTCGTTAAAGTCCTCGCCGTCACCGTCAAGCACGTCAGGGCCGTTTAACTGCGACTGGTCTAAATAAAATGCTTCACCGTCATAACCGCTTGACAGCTCTAAAAGGTATGTGCCGCCAGTAATGACGGTTGCGCCGGGCATTACCTGATCGCCAGATTGAGTGGCCCGTACACTTGCGTGTATTGGGTCAGAGCGTCAACAACTGATCTGCCAATTTCTGCGCTGGTTGAGATACCGCCAGAGATGTTTATTGTGACGCCGCCGCCGATGCCACCGTTTTTGCCGTTTAACGGTATGACTGCCTCAGGCCCTGACTCACCGATCATTGCCAATGTTGGGCCTGTAACAATGCCACCGTCTGCAAGGTACGGGATGTTGGGCACGCTAAACCCTCGACCGCCTAAACCCGGAACCCAATCAGGAAACTCAAACGACAATTGGCCAATGGTGTTATTCCATAATTTTGCGATGCCATTAAAAATGCCTTTGTAAATACCTAGCACGGCAGTGAAATAGTTTTTAAGTACGTCAAACGCAAACTTTGTGCCGGTCACGATGCCGTCAATAACTGTGTCAACAACTTTACGCACAATGTCAAACTTAAAATACAGTGCAACAAGTGCGGCAATAACTAGCCCAATGCCCAACGTGGCAAACCCAACCATTGCTAATTGCGCAGCTGTAAGGCTTAACGCAAACACCGTGTTTACCAATGTGGCAATACCTACCGCCGTGTTAAACAACAAGACGGCTGCCGACACACCACCGATAACACCAATAATGATCATCAGTATTTTCGTGTTTTCTTGTGCCCAACCACCAAACGCAATGAGCGTTGGTATTGCTGCCTCAATAATCGGTATTAGTGCAGCACCTATTGACTCTTTAGTTTCTGCTAACGCAATGCCTAAACGCTTCATGCCGCCCTCAGCGGTGGCAGCTGCCGCGTCTGACGCACCGCCAAACGTGCCACCTAAAACATTCATAACGTCATCGAGTGACGCCCCATCTTTAATCATGGCTTTAATCTCTGGTGACAAGGCTTGTAGGCCTTTCATGTTGCCGCCATACGCTTTAGCAAGCGCGTCAGAAACCTCAGCCAATGACTTGTTAGACCCTGTAGCAATATCTTGTGCCAGTGTTAATGCTGATTGTGCTGTCTCAACATCTTTAGTACCGCGCACAAGGCTTGCCAATGCCGGGCGCAATTCGTCATCTGCCACACCGCTTGCCAATGACATTTGCGTAATAAACTTTTCGGCAGACGCAATTTGATCGTCACTAGCGCCAGTGACGTTTTGCAATGCCAAACCTAATTGCACTTGTGCGGCTTCATCCTCCATTGCCGCTTTAGTTGCACCAAACAATGCAACACCAATGCCAGCAATTGCAGCGGCTGCAGGTAGCGCCGCTTTTTTTAGTGCAAAAGATGTTTTAGCGCCAGCGCCCTCTAATTGCTGAAATTGTTTAATTGCTTTGTCAACGGCTTTGCCGTCATACTCTGCAACGATTGGTATTGACAGACCCATTAGCGCAAACCGCCTTGTATCTCTGTTTGTGTTTTCTCAATCATGGCAACCATTGCTTGCTCAATGTTACGGCGTGCTTTATACACGGCTGGCCCAATTAGACGTGTGCGACCAGCGCCGACAAAACCTAACGAGTCACCTAAACGATTTGCGCTGCCTCGACCAGCAGTCTCAAAAATCGCTGCAGCTGGGTCTTTTTGCTCAATTAAGATCACGCCTACAGCGTTGCGCCGGCTGTCAAACTTTACGCGCACACCCTTAACGGCTTTGTCAACGGTAAACGGGAATAGTTGACGGCCTCGACTAGACCACTTGTACTGCATACCAGACAACGGCACTTGTGTATAAACCGCTTGCGCTGCGCTTACAGCTGGTTGAGCAATAGCAATAGCGTCAGCCTTAAAGTCTTTTTGCAATTGTGGGTCAATAGCGCGCAACGCGTTAATAGTGTCCTTAACCCCTGCCACTTGCACTGTTGCTGATGCCGACATTGTTACCGCTTTCGTTGCTCGTTTATAACTGTAATCAGTGTGAGCAAGTCGCGCGCGCCAAACACGATCTGTTGTTCAGGCCAAAAACCTGTTGCGGCACAAACTTCGGCTAGTTGCCGTCTGTAAGTGCCGCG